TTGTAATTGCTACCTCCATTTCCGCAATTTTTAATAACAGCATTGCGTTGATTTCATCCTGTGTCAGCTCACCGTTCATAACAGACTGAACATATTGTTTCATATCCGACATACTGTTGTATGTTTTCGCCTGTATCTGTGACAGCTGTTCTGATGTCGGCTGTTTAAATGTGATGCTCGTATGCTGAATTTTTGCAATTTCTGTGTCCATATCGAAATTGTCGTCAGTTTCGGCGAATTTGCTGTTTACAACACTGCGTTTAATTCGCAGTATGTCGCTGTCAGTTCGTATTCCGTACACCGTGCCGTCAATTTCAACACCGCGTTCATAAAATTGTGCTGTTCCGTTTTTCATATAAAATTTGTACATAATGACCTCCTTAGCTCCATGCAACCGTATTACCTTCAGCCACACAACCTTCGTCCAGTCGACCTATTGAGCTTGCACTTGTGACATTGCCCGTTACAACCGACGAAGCGTTAGCTTCGATAACGTACAGATTTTCTAATGCGTTTGTTGCCGCAGATAATAGAATCACATTATCACGACAAAATGCCTTGTTTGCATAAAGGATATTATATTCTTTACCTTCTGTACTATCCGTTGTTATAATAGACAGATTTTTAATATAATTGTTTGCGAATGTTGATTCTATACCCAAATCAAAAGCGCAATCACCTTCTTTTACCTTTAAGCCCAAGAATGTATTGTCATTACAGATACTTCTCAATCTGACTGCTATACGCTCGTTCAAATCTAACGAAATAAATACATTATTGGCTGTATTACCTGCCAGTGTAATATTACCGATATCACTACTATTGAAAATATTATGATTACAAAGACTGTTGTTACCGCTGAAATATATTTCCCCTTGTGGTATGGTGTTATCTTCAAATACATTGTTTATAAATATCGACGCTGATACAGACATTAAATATCCCGAATCTGAATTATCGGTAGTCCATATATTTGTAAATTTATTGTTATCTACAAAAACTTTTGTAAATTTCATACATGCACCTATATTGGTTTTTGTTTTTAAGCACCAACCGTCAATAACATTGTTTGTAAATTTTGAACCACTGCACATAATGATATTACCAACGGTACTATCATCTTGATTTACATCATATACTTCGCCTAATACACAATTATCAACGATTGCGTTACTATTGCCAAATAAAATCATAGGATTAACAGATGTTTGAGTACAGGTGGTGTTATCCTCTTGGAAATTTATATTTTTTAACTTCGCCATAATACCCAAGAAGAATATAACTTGACGTGCGGCAGGATTGGTATTTTTAAACGTAATTGAACTACAGTAAGTACCGTCTAATGTAACTCGTATACCTACATTTAATATAGCATTATAATGACCGAACCCCGAAACAAGCCCACTGTCCTGTGTGTTTTCGTTAGTCAGTACACAATCACCCATGATATATACTACCGTGCCTCGTGTGGCTCTCGACAACGCCGCCTGTATTTTTAATTCGTCGTGGTCGCCGTCACACACGACAAATATTTGGTTTCTTGAAATGTCTGTAACTGTTTTATCAATTTCGGTGATTTTTGTTGTATTGGCAGTAATTTTTGATGTATTCGCGTTAATATCATCACGCAATACCGCCACACATTCATCATCATAACAAACGGCGGATTGTATTAATGTTTCCTGTTCACACACATTGCCCGTCGGGTCACCGTTTGTATAAAAGTTATCCGATACAATTCGGAATGAAATTGATTTAATTTCTTTTTTTACAGGGATTTCAATTTTAAATTTTGTTGTTTTATACGTTTCTGATGTGCCGTTTATCGTGATTGTTTTATCACCTGTATCGGTTGCTGTGTAATATGACTGTCCGAATGTTTCTGTTGTTGTATCAGTGTATGTAATCAATACGTCTGTTTCACCTATATTCAAACCGCCACTGTCGCAACCGTCCCCAGCTATATGACGTGACGCCACATTGAATGTCAATTCTAATGTGGTTTCCGTTTTCGGTTTACGGCGAAAATTATCAACAACAAAATTGTGATACAAATACACTCCGTTTTCAAACAAATCCGAATATGACAAATATTGTACACCGCTGTCGTCAGTGACTAATGTGTTGTCACTGTTGACGTATTTAGATAAATCATAAAACAGGTTATCCGTTGTCAGTTCTGTATTTATATCTGATATTTTTGCTTTCAACTCGTTGTCCGCCGCCTGTCGGTCTGAAATTTCAGTAATGATTTTTTCAGTCAGTGAATATTCTACGTCCTCTCTGTCTGAAATTTCAGTTGTCAGTTTTGTTGCAATTTCATTGACCGCCTCTAAAAATGAATTTTTATTATCGGTTTTTAGTCCGTTCAAATTGTTGATACCTGTAAACGTTTGCGCCCTGTTGTACATTGTTGTTACTGTTGCGGTGTTATATCCTACCGTCATTAATGCGATAGTTCCCTCTTCCGGTGACGTTTCAACATCTTCAACCGTCATTGTCAGCGTACCTGTTTCGGGTGAATAATATATACAAATATATTTGTCGCCGTCCTCACCTTTTCCGCAACCGAACGTTGCTGATAAATCCGCCGCCTGTATTGAATAACCGTCTAACAGGATTTTTGATTTAACCGTGTTACCCGCTACTGTAACCGTGCCTGTACTGTGTCCTGCGTCGATACTGACAGCCATATCCGCCGCAGTCAATGAATATGTAACAGTATGCTTTGTTGTTTCATCAGTGCCGTACAACTCTGTTTTGTCAGCCTTTTTGCTGTCCGCTGTCTGCCTTTCGGTGATTTCACTGTCAATATTTCGTTGCAGTTCATTATCCGCCGCCTGTCGTATTGTCACTTCGTTGTTTATGCGACTGCTTAACGAACTATCCGCACTTTCCCTCGCTTTGGTTTCGGCGGTGATTTTGTCTGCCAACCCTACATCAGCGTTGGTGCGTTGCGTGATTTCTGTGTCCAATTTGTCGGACAGTGTGTTGTGGTCTGTTTCAATGGTCTTGAAATTTTCTTTCACTATCGGCCACCAATCCTTTAACAGCGTTTTTCCGCTAAAATTAAAATTTAATTTCATTTTATCCGTCCTTTCTAAATCATAATTGATTGGGATTTTGGTATTAAAAAAACACGCCGTAAGCGTGCTATGGTGGTATTCGTCTGTACATTGTGTCACCTCATTTTGGGTACGAAAAAAGCACGCCGTAAGACGTGCTTAATTTCAATATTATAATGTTAAAGTTTTTTCCCAGTCCTTTGGAAAACCATAATCTTCAGGACTTACAACATCTTTATATTCTTCAAAGATTTGAGCAATATTAGAAATTATGTAATTATTCCATTCATCTTTACTTGGCATTAAAAAACGCATTACATTTATAATGTCATATATGCAGTGAGATATATTATTCATACTATGTTTTTTACTCTTTTTAGGTGTCTTCTGTACCTTAAATCTATATAACCTCATATAGTGTGCGCATACATTTCGTAAATAAGATATACATTCAATCCAGCTCTCCAAATAAACGGAACCTATATTAAATTTTGATGCAATCTTCTTTTTTAGAGGTGTCTTTAAATTTTTATAACAATTCCACACCATTCCTAAGGTAAAAATTTCAATAGCTACCCAAATAGGAAATCTTCTGTCATATTTCTTTATGTGATGTTTTACGAATGGTATTTTACTATTTCTATTTATTGCTTGTCCAAATTTTTGTAGTAGTTTTTGGTGTTCTTCTTCATCCACGAAAATATCTTTGTTTAAGTAAGATGTTGCACAGGTATTCATCGCTATTACATAAGCGATTTTCGTCTTTAAATTATGTTCAATACTCTCTATCGCGTATAATATAGTAGACCTAATACGTCTATCGCATAGATATATTCTATACGCTTGATTAAAAGAAATGTTTTCGTAATTGTCATCTGCATTTTTATATGTATGTAAATAACCAGTAAAATTATAATAATTTACCGATAAAAGTACATTTTGAGCGAATTCAACATCTTCAATAACTAACTTTCTACCACCTAAAATTTTTATTTGTTCTTCTATTGTAGTCGGTCTTTTTATTTCCATACAATACTCCTAAAATAAAAAAGCAGCCTCAACATGGTACGCATTCGCATTGCGAAGAGGCGTGTTGAGGCCTATCTCATGCGTTATATTATATTCTATCTGCTTAAAAAAAGCAATAGTTTTTTAGAATTTTTTTCTTTTTATTTTTATATTACCATATTAATGCTGTATTGTCAAACAAATATTGACAAAATGCACAAATTATTATATATTAAAAACAAAAGGAGGCTACAAGCTATGAAAAAATTTATATTAGGTTTTATAACAGGCGGGATAATCTGTGCGACAGCGACTGGTTTCGCCGTAGAATATGCAGTAACGGCTAACCCGTTCCCTGTTGCCGTAAACGGTACGGAAACAGCGATAGAGGGTTACAATATCAACGATAATACATATTTCAAATTACGTGACGTTGCCGACGCTGTCGGCGGTTTCAATGTTGGTTTCAGCAACGATACAATCACTATTGACACCGATACCGCCGCACAACCAACACCGACACCGACTGTAAAGCCGTCCACAACTGACTTGTCACCTTTGCCGGAAGTCGCAATCGAAGTTATTGACGGTGTGCAATATGTCCGTAAATCAAACATTGAAGAAATGCTCCAAGATATTGGTTTAGGAAATTATGAATTTGCAGGCTCATACTTCTACGATAAAACTCGTCATGACGGAATATCTGTTCTTGAAAATATACCTTATTCAGAGAATGATATTACTTTAATTCCGTATGATTATTATGTTTCAACAATCATACCTGTCATAAATAGTTTGAGATAGCTTAATAACTCCCTTTTTGAGGGAGTTATTATTTTACTAACTTTCCAAACCTGCAATTTTCTTTTCTATTTCGTGTATTTGTGCTTTTAGACTATCTAAATCAGCTTCATTCAATAATCGTTTACCGTTCTGCATAACTTTAGCAGCATTAAGCTCTATTGATGACATTGCCCCGATTGCAAGGTTATTACCGCCGTTTGTAGTCTTAATGCTTGTATATCCGCTTAATAATATACCGCTTTCATCAGACCATTTATATATCGTCTTGCCCTCGTCGTTTACATATGAGCTGATATATCCAACTCTTAAATACTGTCCTACACTCGCGTCTTTATTTACATTGATGTCAGTATCTGATTCAATCTTTGCACCTCTTATTGTACCGCTGAAAATTCCGTTACCCTTTTCATCAAAAAATATTACAGGGTTTCCGTCAACGTCATATAACAGAAATACAAATTGTTTTTTATTATCAACTTCATCATTACCGATATGTATTCTATCTCTTTGACTGTCCTTTATCGTCAGCAAATCGCCGACAATCTTCAACAGCTCGTTGTCGCTCTGCACTTCGTTTCGGTCTGTGTTCACCGTTCCTTGTACTTTTCGGATATTTACACTGTTGTTCGCAGTCTGCCACTTTGCATGTTTCTTTGTTGCCTGTTCTGTCTGCCATAGTCCGATAAAAAAATCACGTCTGATATGCCCGATTGATATATTGCTCTCTTTCGGCTCCAACGGATATGCCTGATACTCAATTACTCTTTGTACATATTCCGTACCGTCTATGTCAAATACGTGTACCGTATCGCCTATTTCCAACTTTTCCGCTTCGCCGTATTCGGCTAATTTTGATAGGTCAATCAATTTACCGCTGATTGTCAACTGTGGCACGTCAATTCTATCCTCGTTATCCTCGTCAAATTCCCACTTTGCATTACGGTACAGTTTGTCCGCTGACGTATAGTCGCTGTAATCTTTGTACCCCTCTTGTACTCCGTATTTTTCAATGTTTGGACTGTCTATATATGCTTTGCCGCCGTTTACACTGCTGACCGTTAAATCATCACTTCCGAACGCCCATAAACGCGTTATCATATCGCTTACGTTGCGTTCTATTGATATACTTTGCATATTCTTTTCTAAACGCAGTCTGACGCCGTTATCTTTGCCGATACGTTCAACAATGGCAATGTTACATACAATGTTGTTATTACTGTCGATAGTTGTTTCGTGGAATATCTCGCCACGCCCCAAATTTTCTATTATCGTTTTTATAACGTCCCACAAATTCGTTTTGTCGGTAGAGAAAAAATCAATCAGCAGTTCATCATCTGCAACCCACTTCATTCCTTTTTCGCTTAGCTCCGCATTTGTCATAATGTGAAAAATACACTTCTCACCTACAGACTTTTTGAATTTTGATATAATATCAATCGCTTGTTTTAGAACATATCTTGAACTTTTACCGATATGGTCGCCGATTGTCGGTATAAACGCTTTCTGCGCCTCATACACAAAATGCGGTGTACCGTAAACGTGCAGTGAATCCGCACCGTTCATATTTCGCGTTGTTCGGCTGATTTCGTATATATGACCGTTTACACTAACCAACATATTTTGACTGATTAGACGTGCCTTTTCGTCGTATGGATAGTCAAATTCAATACTTCCCGTATCGTTCAATATCCTTGTTTCTTTGACGTTATATGCGTTGTTCAGTACCTCACCTGTTTCAAAACTGTCTGTATATCTGTCGTGCAATCGCATAAATGTTATTTGTCCCATTTGTATATATCCTCCGTTTCTGTATTCCACACATACTGTAGATAAAATGAAAATTCGACCGTTGCCGTCGTGGACAAATTTATTCTATTCGCCCCTGTTTCCAGTTCAAAAAAACTACCTTTGATTTTTTTCATAATACTGTTGCCGTTTACGTCTGTTACCGACTGTTTGTCGCAGTCAATAACGCAGTTTTCCGACACCGTAACACTGATACCATTACAGGTTATCGTTGTAGGTTTTGTGACGTTTGTAACACGCAAAACAGGTCTGACAGGGCGGTCGCCTGTGTTATGTATTGTACTGTCTCCTGCCGTTGTAATCGTGTAATATTCATTCGGTCCGATTGGTATTTCATCATCTAATTTGATGTTTTGGCTATCCAATATCGGACCGTCAAAAATATCAAATACCAACGCCGCCCACGTCTGCACCTTGAACGACACCGAAATGACCGCTTTGCGTCCGTAGTTTTCGGGTTTGTAGTCAATCGTTTCAATAACTGTTGCGTTCCATTTGACATTCGGTGTGTCGTCAAATATCAACTCACCGCGTCCCATTAACCACGTTGTGATTTTTGTGATTTTGCTGTTCAGTTCAGACATATCCGCCGCCGATATTTGCAAATTCATTTTAAATACACGGTTTTTATAAAATTCACGGTTGTACGCATTTGCCGTTGAAAAATCATATTCACCGTCTATATACGGGCTGTCATATGTCTGTATTTTCATTTCCGGTTTAATCGGACGTGACTGTGTTTGTACAGTCACGCCGAAATCGTTTGAATGTTTGTTTTTAAAATAAAATCCGTTTCGCATTTTCTACCTCCGCACATTATACATAGCTACCCAAAACGGCGCTGTCAGTCGTATTGATTGTGATTTTACTGTTGTTGTTATAGTTCTGCTGTTCAATCTTAATGCCCTTAATAGCCTCTATAATCTCGCCCAAAGTCTTGGTTATCTTATCATTTCCGCCGCTGACTTCCTGTGTTATATCCGCCACAATACCCGTCACGTCTATACTGTCAATGTTGGTTGCAATGGACTTGATGAAATCAGCCTTGCTGTTTTCCAACGCGTCATACTCCGCCTCCAGTTTTTCAATCGTGGCATTGTTTTTGACTTGCAACTGATACAATTCCTCGTCACGTTGCAGTTGTTTCATCTGCTCTTGCAGTTCTTTGTACTTCTGCTGTCCTCTGTCTGTTACTGCATTTGCGTAAATATCCAACTGCGCCTGTGTTTCGGACATATCAGCCTTGCGGTCCTCTACCGTCCAACTGTCCTGTAGGGCCTGTTCCTGTGCAGAAAATTCATCACGCAGTTTGTTGATGTAGTCCTGCTGTTGCTGTAGCATATCGTCAAACGATTCGCCCGCTTGGTCGAACATATCGTGATTTAGTTCAGTCATATTTTCGTTGTATTCTTTGCGGCTGATTAACCCCAAATCATAGTATTCCTGTGTATACTGCTGAATACGTTTTAAACCGGCGATATATTCTTCATCGGTCATACCGTAATACTTGCGTTGTTCTTCCAACCAGTTCTTTGACTGCTCCACACGCTCCGAATACATATCCGAACCTAATTCACTTTGGTACTTGTCGAACTCGTCCTGTGTCAACTCGCCGTTCGCCAATTCCTCACGGTGCCTGTCCATAACACGGTTATACGCGTCAAGCGGACTGTCGCCGTTATCTTGCCAGTCGTTAAAATATGTATGTTCACTGATGTAGTTTTTTGATATGTCGTACTCTTTCTCAATTTGTTCTTTACGCTTGTCCAAATACTCATCATTCAGCTTGTTTTTTGCCTCTACATATTCTTTGTGGCTGATTATACCCTGTGCGTACATTTGTTCGGTGTACGTCTGTATTCTGCCGATACCTGCTATATAATCGGCGGCACTCATACCGTTGTATTTTTCTTGGTGTTCCAACCAATCACGACTGTATTCGGTCATATTGTCGTATAACGTTGAACCTATACTTGACATTTCTGTCGTATAGTCCTCCCACGTCATACGTCCTGCCTCAACTTCCGCCATATTGCGGTCACGAATACGGGTAAATGCGTCGATAGGATTGTCACCGTTGTCGTCCCAGTCATTCAGTGCCGCACGTTCTTCAATGTACGACTTTGACAGGTTGTTCATTTTCTGCGTGCGTTTCTGTGTCAGACTGAATATTTGTTCCTCTATGTCGGCAATATCCTTGTCGTTCGACTTGAATTTCTCTTGAAATTCTAACCACTTCTCTAATTCTTGTGCAGTCGTTACTGCGTGCGTTTTGGTGTAATGCGTCCAATCGTCCTTGGCTGATGTAAACGCGTCCGAATTGTCTTTTCCTGTTGCGTAATGCGGTATACCCATACCCGACATTATCGCCTTGGTTTGTGACGCTGTGTACACCTTTGCACCCTTTGACAACGGCAATACTACGTCCTTGCCCTGTGGTATAAATGCACGTCCTTTGTCAACGATTAATTCTCGTGGGTCAGATATACCCTTTTCGTCATTAACCATTGCCAAACCACCCTCAAAATTTTGCGTACCTTTTGCGACTTTCTTTTTGACGAACGTTCCCGTACTGCCAAAACGTGCCGCAGGGACACTTTTATCGCTTAGTCCCTCTATAGACGAACCCTCAACAGAAACAGTATAATGGACTGTCGCAAATTTGTCTTCGGGTTGATAGCCGTCGGGTGCTGAACTATCTTTTTTAAATAATACATTGCCCTCTTTGGGTGGTGCCGTATAGTTGTCGGGTTCTGTGCTGTCATTAGTCCATATAACTTTACCCGTTGCAGTGATTTCACCCAACTTATTACCATTCAAATCGTTAATATCAAAACCGCCTGTATCAACATTGAATTTTATGGTAACTTGGTTGTTGTTGATTAATTCTTTCAGCTTTGAATCAGCCGTATCTAATACAGATATATCACCCTCGGCACTGACTTGCAGTTTTACGTCACCTTTTGTATTTACATCATCTACAGCCTGTTGAAGTTCCTTTACTACCGAAATGTTTCCGTCGGCATCTATCACTATACGCTTATTCTCGGGAATCAGTCCCATACTGTGTGCTAATTCGTTTGCCTGTTCGGTAATAACATCAAGTTTACCATTTTCGGCAGCTTCTTTTACAGTCTTAAATCCGTTTTGCAGTAAAGCGGCATTTGTTGCAATATCACCTGAATATGCTCCAAACTTTTGCATTGAATGAACATAATCGTTAATTATATTATTCAATTCTGTTCCGTCACCATTTGCCGCTTTTTCCCACGCAGACTCTAAATTATCAACTCCATTCATTGCCAATGCCGCGGCTTGAGCATAACTGTTCATATCCAGTTTGCCCGCTGAAATAAATTCTTTCATATCGGACAATGATTTTTCCACACTCTCATTATCCTTATTTGCCACTGACATTTTTAACAATTCAAGCTCCATGTTAGACAGTTCTTCTGCTGTATCATGTAGTTCTTGATGTGAACCGTCCAAATCATCCAGTTGCTTTTTATAATCTTCAAGTATTCCTGTCGCAACCTTATAACTGCCGGTGATTGAAGCAAGCACGCTTTCGGCATTTTTGTCGGATTCATCTGTTATTGCGTTTTCATAGTCACTACCTATTGTATTTTTATATATCTCTTTAGCTTTCGCATACCCCTCAGCCGCAGTGATTTCGTTATTTGCTATTTTTGCAGTAATGTTACTGACTTTAGACTGTGCCTCTGAATATTTGGTCTGCAATTCCAATTCTTTGTTATAATTTTCTTGTGCCTCGCGTCGTGTTTGTACATAATTAGAATTATTATTTATTAATTCAGATAACTCAGCACGTTGATTATTAATATTAGATTGCAATTCATTCTTAGACAGTTTTGTAACTTGTTCAACTGCGTCGTCTAAATTAGAATTATCGGAATTGATAACAAGATTGTATTCTTGCGATAGCATTTCCTTTATTTCTTCTAACTTGCTTTTTGCATTGTCAACTTGTTCTTGACTGCTTTCGGGGCTTTCAATAACCATTTTTAACGATTTGATTTGCCCCTGTACTTCATTCAGCGATTTGTATTTTTCAAGGCTTTCTTTGACCTTTTCGTTGCCTTCCGATAAACCCTCGCTCCACCTGTATTGCGATTGATACCATTTGTCATATGCAACCTTTCCGCCTATCGCCGCCGTAGCAATACCCGCAACAGCTAATGCGGCAGGACCTGCCGCCGCACCGATACTTGTCAATGTCGGTGCAAACTTCGCCAATGCCCCGCCTGCTGAAAATGCCTTTTTGATGTTGCCTACTGCCTCAACAATTCCGCCAACACCTTTGATTGCTCCGGCACTGACTTTTGAAATAGCACCTATCGCAATAACTGTCGCACCCGTATTAACAACAGCACGTTTTTGTTCGTCTGACATTTGCGACAATCCTTTTGCAAAATCAGCTACTGTGGTGCTTGCGTCTTGTATTGACGGCAACATTGTTTCGCCGATACTTCTCGCCGCTTCAATAATATTGTTTTTTGTGTTCGCCAATTTTGATGCGGTCGTTTCATTCTTTGCGTTAAATTCTTCTTGTAGTGCCGTATTTTCTTGGTATGCGGTGTTTGAACGATTGACACTCTCAGTTACTAAATCATAACCGTTGACTAATGCCATCATAGCCTGTATATCCTGTGTATTGTTTATGCCTAAATCATCTAACGCAACAGTTAGGTTCTCGGCAGACTGCAAGCCTTTTAATAGTCCGTTAAATGCACCGGAGCTGTCAGTATTCCACTGCTCTTTAAATTCTTCCGCACTCTTACCGCTGTACTTTGCGAATTTCGTCAAACCCTCTCCGCCGCTTGCAACGGCTGTTTCTATGGACAGCCACGTACGACCTATCGCACTACCGCCCATTTGTGCCTCAATTCCCAATGAGGACAATGCGGCAGAATAACCCAACACGTCCGCCGCTGACATTCGTACAGATGAACCGTATTTACCCATACGCAATGCCATTTCCGCGATTTCCGATTCAGTCGTAGCACTGTGGTTACCCAAATCAACGATTGCACTGCCGATATTACGGATTTCGCCTTGACTTGTACCCATTACATTCATAAATCGGGCAAGTGTAGCCGCGCCTTCTTCGCCGACAAGGTTTGTTGCTGAACCCATTTGTGCCATTACTTCCGTAAAGTCGATAATGTTTTCTTGGGATATGCCTAACTGACCTCCAGCCGCCGCAAGCTCATTTAGTTCAGTTGCCGTCTGTGGTATCGCGCCTCTGCCGTCAATACCTGTTGTTGACAAATCAATAATACCTTGCTTTATTTTGGCTAACTGTTCCGGTGTAGCGTCAACCGTCTTTTTAACTCCGGCAAAACTATCCTCAAAATCTATCGCAAACTTGGCACTCGCAACACCGCCCGCGGCAAGAGCCGTTGATGCGTATTGTATCGGTTTTGTTATCGTGTCAATACTTTCGCCGACTTCTTTTATACCTTTTCCGGTATTTTTAAGCTGACTTGCAAGACCTTGATATGCACTTGTGCTTTCTCTTACACCTTTCACACCATTTGTATTGCTTTGTGTTCGTTCCAATTCTTCGAGTTGTTGCGATACACCGCTTATTGTTGCCTCTAAGTCGGACGCATCACCTCTTATTCTTACTACTAATTCCGCCGCATCAGCCATTACAAATCACCTCACTACATTCCATAAAACATTTTTAAATACGGGTCATTTCCCGTATATTCTTCTTCCTCGTCCTCAATTATAACTGCAAGTAATAATCTTGGGTCTTGTTTTGCCAAATCATTCGGCAATATACCGTGATATTTCAGCATTGTCCCATATAAATCGCTTAATCTTCCTTTTCGGTTGCCTGCTCCGGCAGGCTTTCCTCGTTTTTTCCCGTAAAATCGTCCATAAACCACTTCATAACTTCACGACACATTCTCATTTTTGCTGAAACAGCCGTGTCCAAAATATCTTGTGTCGCCTCTGTACCCTCAAACAGATAGTCAACGGCATCTGCACATACCGACGTAGCCGTTACTTTTTCACCCTCTGCAACGTCCATATATTCTTTTTCAACCAACGTTGCCGCACCGAAACACCACGGTTTTGATACATACTTCTTTTTGTTGTGTACAAATGTTAATACTCTTTGCATTGTTACTCGCTCCTCTCTATACGAAAAAAGCACGCCTTTCGGCGTGCCTTGTCTTAAAGTGCTTTCTTCACCGGATAGTAGTTCATATCCTTAAACCAGTTTTCCTCAAGTTCTGTCTTTGTAACGCCCTCCGGCAAATCGCTTTCGTCAAAGTATGCGTAATAGTTGTTGTCAAAATCACGTTGTACGGCTGTGTATGTAGCCTTTGCGGTTTGCTTTTCAGGTGCACCGCTTGACGCTTTAGTCTTACCGCCTACGTTTGACGCAAAGCTGTACGAACCCTTGTAATATCTTACATAACGGTATGAGCCGTCAGACTTCATAATTCTCCACGCAACACCGAAATAAACGGTTTTTGTATCGTTGCCGACCTCTACTACACCGTCTTTTTGTGTCAGTCCACGCCACATTGAATCAACTTCCGGCGGAATATCGGCATTTGTGATGTCGTGACCTAATTTTTCAATGTAGTTTGATGTTTCATACGCACCGTTATCGGCGTCAAAAACATCACTGCCGCCTGCGTCTGTCGGTGCAATTTCGACTGTACCTCTCAAATTGTACGGATCACCATATGTTGCACCCTCTGATGTGTCTGTTAAAACTGCGAAAAATGTGTACTTGTCCACACCTATTGTAGGTAGTGGTTTTCTTTTTTCTGTATTTGCCATAAATCAATCATTCCTTTCTACTACTTTTACAAATCTCATTGTTTTGTGTTTTATACTTGTGTCGGGATTGGGTACGTCCATTGTCATTTCATGATAATATTCATTATCAGTCAATAATTTATATACCCTCTCCGACAATTCAAAACACGTTTGCGGATAATCGGCGTAAATATCAATCTGAACAGTCGTATCATTCGTAACGACCGTATTGTCATATGACATTGAGCCTTTGTCCGTTAGCGTGTAATATGCTATTGCAGGCAATTTATTAAAATTATCGGGATATGCAAAGCATACACTTACACCGTCTATTTGCTTTAAAATATCCCGTAATTCAAGGTTAATATCATACACCGTATCACCCTCCCTACGCTAACACAAATACTTCGTATTTGCTCGCTATAACTCGTTTCACGAGTTATACACCTCCTTAAACTTAGCGATTATCTCGCTGATGTTATTTTTCAGTGCAGGTACGAGGAACGGCTGTGGAGCTTGACCCGATGTTGTAAAAAACCGACCGCCACTGTAATACGTCCAGTGCCTTTTTGACGTATGCGAAACAGATTTGTCGCCCTTTGAGCCTGTGCCAAATTCGACATAAATACCGTAATCGGCAGTCGGACCGATTGCAACACTGTCACCGTCCACTTGGCTTACGATACTGCCCTTTAAACGTCCTGTTGCAAAAGGACAGTTTGCCACTGCGTGCGCTCTTACGACTTCACCCGCCATTGCCAAACCTCGCTGTATTTTATCGCCCGACGCATACTGTGTCAGCTTGTCAACAACGTCGTCTATCCCCTCGATTGAAAAATTCATTTCAGCCTACTCCTTTCGAGCATTGCTACCAAACCGCTGTCCCATTTCTGCACATATGTTATATCATATATGTCGCCGTCATATTCAACCCTGTTACCGACCTTTACATCGTCTGACATATCGCAGAACATACGCATTTGACATTCTATATCTAAACCGTATTGCTCTCTTGCTCTGCCACCACTGTACGGTTGTACATCGGCTTTAATTTCGGACAATACAGTCTTTTCGGTTTTACCTGTATAGTCGTCAATTTCATATTCTGCGATTATAACAGTTTTATCGTAAAAATCACTGAATACTGATGTCACTCGGAACACGCCCCTTTCGTTTGCGGAACGGGTCAAGACGTTTATAATAATTGCTGAAAATCTTATCGTTGTCGGTTTCGGTATATGTCACGGAACGTTCGCCCTCACTTATGCTCTTGACTACTTCGGGACTTTTACTGTCCCCGTAACCTTTTGCCCTGTACATATCCGCCGCAATCTTCGGAACAAGGCTTTCAAGCTGACGTGGCAGTACATCAATATGACAATACGCCATAATCATATTAACCGTGTCCTCAATCAAAAAGGACAACAAGCTGTCTTGCTCGTCGTCCTTAATTCCCAACAACATTTTTAGTGTCCCCAACTGTTCCATATTATTCACCGCTTACAACGTCGGCACTGCCCGACTTTCTCGCCTTGCCGTCTGCGGTAACTTCCGCAACTGTAATCTTGTGACCGTTTGTCGCAGTGATTTCGTCACCGTTGTTAAACTCTGTCCACTTCGACAAATCGTCGTCATATGCAACGCTTGGAGCGGTGCTTGCGGCAGTCTTGTAAACCAACTTGTGACCGCCGATAGGCTTTGGCGATACCGTAATAACAGTGTTGCCTGTTGTTCCTGCAACCGATTCAACTGTCAATTCGCCAAGTGTCGGAACACCGTTCTTAAATGCGGCAAATGCGTCGTCCTTAACCACAAGGAAACCTAAACGCATAGTAGCTTTGATTGCAACCATATCCTGCTCCGCAAGTGATAGCGGTTTACCGTCACTGTCAAGAGTGCCTTGAAGTGTAGCCTCCGTCAAGATTTCATAGTTGATACCTGCACGCATACCGACAACGGCATACTTGAAGTTACCTGTGATAATATCGGCACGTTTATTGTCCCACGCACCGTTACGTACAAATTCGATAGGCTGACCGTACAGCTCACCGCCTGTTGTACCGTTGACATATGCAGGTGCGCCGTTTGCGTCACGCAATTTTCTCAGCATATTCTTAACACCGATACGACCGATAAATCCCGACGGGTCATAGCCGTTTTCTTCAATCATCGACATTGCGTCAGACATAGCAATATCAATATTTGCGTTGTCCGTAACAACCATATGCTTACTGTCGATAGCGTTCATAATGTTTGTCTTGAACGGTGAATTTGTACCGAAAATGCACGCCGCGTCAATCGCTCTGTAAAATGCCTCTGCGATTTCCGGCTTTAGTTCTTCAAATACGCTGATAGTCGTATCTTCCAACTTTTCCTTTGTTACCGGAATAATAACGGCTAACTTCTTAGCTTCGATTTCAGGGTGAATCCAAGTAGCACCGCTTGTCTTAATTCTTTCACCCTCACCGACCCAGTAAGCACCCGGACCGTCTGTAAGTACGTTAAACTTCTTTTTCTCGTGTTTCATTTCCTCGACTTTCGCCATTCTTAAAACACTTGAACCCCTTGTCACCATTTTGATGATGTCTGTTGCTTGTTCGACAGGTACAAAGCCTGTCAATTCATTTTTCAAATAACTCATTTACACTTCACTCCTTATCTCTGATTTTCTCTGATTATGTCCATAAAACTGCCTGTGTTGTGACCGCCACTGCCACCGTTTAAATTCGGTGTTTTGCCCTTTAAACGCTCGGTAACACCTGCTTGTACATCTTTGTCGTAGCTTTCTTTTATCTTGTCAATAACCGCCTTTGTGCTATCCTTGTCCTCTGCTACAATGTACTTTGCAATCTCGGCAGACAATCCGACTTTGGTAAGTTCCGTTTCGGCATATGCAACGATTTTTTCACGTTCAAACTCTGCCTTTGCTTTTTCAAAATCCTCTCTTGCCTTGTCGTCCTCTTCCTTTTTGCGTTGGTCTGCCGATAGCTTAGCTTTTCTCGCGCCCTCGTTCTCAGCGTCCTTTAGCTTTTGTTCAAGGTCCTTTTCCCACTCCGCTTTTGCCTTAGCTATCGCTTCATCAATCGCCTTTTGATTGTCGTCGCTTTTTTGCTCGGAAGGCTTCTGCTCTGTGGACTGCTCTTGCTCTTGATTTTCTGTTTGCTCTGCTGTATCTGCCATTCAAATCATTCCTTTCTGAAAAAAATTGTATAAAAATAAGACGTATAACCCCACGTCTAACAGGGAGATAATCGGATCACCATTCCTTTCTTCTATGTGTATGTTGTGCCTACTCTCACACTATCACCGCCTTTCAGTGTATCAAAAAAGCACGTCCGCAAACGTGCTTTTAATCTCCATCAAGATATGCGTATTTATCTGACATTGATTTTTTCTTTTCTTCTGTCAAGCAGTCAATCATTCTCTGATTGGCTCTTTCGTTTTCCTCATCTGTTCCGCTTTTTATCAATACCACATTACTAAGCATTCAGATGTCAGCTCATTCCTTTCTGCCATATTTATTAACTTACGCTTTGCCATGTGCATATGAGTCTTACAGTAAGCATATTCTGTTGGCAACACATCATGTGTTAATTCTTCACTAGTCATATTTACGAACATATTTATACCTATTGTACAATCCTCAGGATAAGCTACACAAGAAATAGTTTCATTATCTTTTTTTATGTTTTTCAATCGTATCATAATATTTTCTTGCCTCCCTCGAATAATTATATTCTTTAGATGTCATTATATGTGCCTCACTTTGAGGTATCCCTAAATCTACAAGTTTGTTTTCCATAATTTCATGTTTAAGTAATATCAAATCATGTTGTTGAATGTTTTTACCATCTATTAATCTTTGCCATGATTGAGCCATTTCATAACTTGCGTCAAAATATTCTAATTTTCCTCTACCTAAATCATGTTTCTCCATAAATATAAAGTTTTTTATTCTTTGTATTTCATTTGTAGAGTATCCTGTATTAGATGCTATTCTTGCAACATCAGTTGTCATATGCCTTACAGATTCATAATACCTAACAGCGTGTTCTTCTGCCCTTTTACTGTACGGATTTAAAGCACCACTTATCGCTCCCGCTTTTATTATACCACGTTTTTCACTATTTGCAACATATTTTAACGCATTTTTCTGTTCGTCCGACAAACTGTTTTTCCATTCATCAAACGTCATACTTCCGTCAACCTTGTAATTTTCGCTCGTCAGTGGGTCACGGGCGATACGGCTTGTTAAATTCACGTCTGCCATAATCGTAACGCACCGACAACGTGGGTGTATCGGTGGGAAGTTTTCGCCCTCAACGGCTTTGTCGGTATCAAACACGCTACCGTCAAGACTTCCGCACCTGTCACACGTCAATTCAGACAGTGCCGCAACAAAACGATACTGTTTTATACCTATTTCCTCATACGCCATTCTTTGACCTTGGTTCATAAAATGCGCCGTTTCACTCCGTACAAGAGTTTCGGCTGATGTTCGTATTCCACCCGGTGCAGTATCTTTGACGTAATCAATCAGCTTATCGGTCATACGGCTTACACTGTGACCGCTGATTATACCGTCCTCAATCGTCTGTCCGACTGCCTGTATAAATCTGTCGTTATGTATCCAAACTCTCTCGCTGTAGTTGTGACCGTGCCACGGCTCTCTTAATACCATATTAACCGCCTTTTGCGGTACAAGTGAAAAATCAATACCGCAGTTTAAACCTTGTGCGGTATCAAAAATATTCGTATAATACGCCGTCTTTACCGCGCTGTCATACAGTTTCTTTTGCTCCTTAACAGCTTCATTTGCCACACGTCTGAAATAGATATATACATTCCGTTTCAGTGCCTCTAATCGGCTAATTCTCGCACCGTATGCCTGTGCATTTATGCGGTTTAGAATTTCCTTTTTGACTGTCTTGTCGTCTGTTTCGTCGTACAGTTCAAGCAGTTCTTCGTACTGCTTATCGCTGTCGGCTATGCTCATCAGCCGACGTGCCTCTTTTTCGGGTATATCAGTTGAAATATAGGCTTTAAATGTTTTCTCAATGTCATTGTTTACATTCTTGATTGCTCGCTCATATGCCTTAATTACACCGTCCTTAACACTGTCCGCTTGCGATTGTAAATATGTTTCGACTTCAACGGCACGTTTTACCCAATATGCCTTACTCTTCATTGTAGTTTACTTTCCTTGCCGAACTTTCAGCGATACGTATATCCTCGGCGGACTTTTCCGCTTGCTCTCTGCGTGCGATTTCAACTTCTTCCTTTGCGTCTGTTATAAACGGCAGACGCTCTAATAATGTTTCGTCAGACGCAAGACCTTTGAGGTAATTAATCATCTGCGCTATTTCAAGTTCGTTTGCAGGCAAGTTATATGTAAATCCGATGTCAACCCTGTGCGACGGCACTTCTTTCATTGCGTTTAATGTCACTAAGAAATTGTTGTAAATCTCCAAACGTTTTCTCAACGTCTTAGCAAAATTACGTTCTTTGTTCTTGACGTGCTGTTCAAATCCCAACAGCTTATACTTTATCGCCACGCCCGACAAATTATTGCCGAAACTTTCGTCCGACAAATCAGGAACGTGTGACAAACGGTGTATATCGTCCTTGATGTCGTCACGCAACACCTTTGTATCAGCCTCGTTCAACACCTTTGATAGATACTCCGCCTTTGCATCACCGTCGCCCATTAAGATACGTTCTACCAATAATTTTTTTGCCTGTTCGGTGTCAAGGTCGCAATTACACAAAAATAACAGCGAATTAACGAATTGTTCCTTGTCATTAATTCGGTCTGACATCAACACATTGTATGCGTCAATCTGCGTTATAAGCTGTTCAAAATCGCCCTGCATTTCCGTATTATTTCTGTATTCGATAATAGGTACATCAAAAAAGTAATGCGGTTCAACATTTTGCAATGACAATGCCGTATAGCTGTCAAGACCTGTGTATGTATATATAAATGACTCATCATACACACGACAAATACTGCCTGTGCAGTAGCCGTCAAGGTCGTATTTCTTGTAGTAATATACCGCAAACAACGGTTTTTCAAATGCCGACTGTGAGTAACATACAAATGTATGCTCCGGGTCCAATCTGACACTTCTCGGCTTGCTTTTTTCGTCCGCATAAATCAGTTCATATGCTTTGCCGTAAATGCTCATATTCTTTACAATTTCACTGTCCACACTCGGCATATCCTGTTCCAAATATTCGTTTTTGATTGCCTCAATATCGTATTCGTCCGACACCGCATACGTTACAGGATTGCCGACAAGATAACTCTGTGTCATATCCGTTATGTACTTTGCGTGATTACACATTATGCGGTTGTTTGCCACGTTTTTGCCCCTTTTTCTGCGACTTAAAATGCGGTGATCGCCCATATAGTAATCGTGCAATAATCGGTATCTCTGTCGCTCTCGCTCGTGCCGTTCAATCAATTTTGTTATGATAAACGGTGTCACACCGCCTGCGACTATATCTTCATCAATTATCATATTCCGTACTCCTCTCTTGAATAGATTTTAGCTTTCTTATCCTTGCGCCAACTCTCAACGCCGTATCTCAATGCCGCCATTGCGTCATCAAATACATTGACAGGTTCGTCAGTATACTCGCCCGACTTTTCATCAACTCGCCAACGCCATTGCTGTATCTCTTTGATTACATTCACGCAAGACGGATGAATATGTATCTTTCTGCCTTTTAACCAGTCAATCTGCGATTGTATGCTGTTCGGATTTTTAACAACTGCCCTTGCTCGATAGCCTGCCTTTCGCCACATTTTTATACGGTCCGGCTCTGCACTGTCGCACCACATTGCAAGACTTTTGCTGAACTTCCCGTCAGCTTTAGTGATAATTTCGGTCGTATCCATTTCGTGTACATACAGTTCATTACAAACGTAAATATCACCGTCCTTATAGCCTAACGTCAATATAGCATTTGCGTGATTAAAGCCGAAGTCCTGTCCTATCGCCATAGCGTCAAAACGGCTCATATCTGTTTCAAATTCCTCAATGCGATAGTTCGAGAATATCAATCCGCCTGTTTCGCCCCATTCACCCAGTCCGTAAATTCTGTAGCCCTCAGGGTCAACTTCTTTACGACGTAGCATACGTTGTCTGTATGCCTCGTCACAAAATCGGTTTGTTAAATATGTGCTTTGATGCGTTAAGACGTTATCGTCCTGTATATCGAAAAACACTTTCTTTATCCAGTGACTTGATGACACGGGATTGAATGTCAGCTTTATCTGATAAAAAAGGCCGTCGGGAAGTTCACCTCTCAAACGGTCATCTATAATTTCAAAATCCTGTTGTACAAGCTCCGTAGCCTCTTCAATCCATACGTCGGTCAACTTACCGTTCGCAAATGTGATTGATTTCAGCTTTTCGCGTTGCTTGTTATCGTTTACACCACGAAATATAATCTTGTTGCCGTTTATACAGGTGAACGACAACGGACTTTGCGTAACTCGCCACGCTCTGCCTACGCCCATACGGTTTATAGCTGATTCAAGCTCGGCAAATGTACTGTCACGGTTTGTTATATCAGACTTTCTCACACATACCAAATTACGCCCTTTGTCACGCATTAAACGCAATATGTACAGTTGTGCAGTATCAACACTCTTGCCACTTCCAGCACTGCCTTTCATTACAACGTAACGTTTCTTGCATTGATGTACAGGTTTGAATATCGGATTGAACGGTACTGTTATTTTGTTCATTCGTCACCGCCTCCGTAATCAATTTTAATGCTGTAGTCCATATCACCGTCAACATTCAGCTTTTCTGTAAACAATGCGTAGTATTTACCCAACATTTCCGCCGCTTTGTTTACGTCAGACACCTTTGTCGGTATTTCAACACATATCGGCTGTTCTGCTTCGTCAATGACCTTTTTACCCTTGTCATCGTAATACGACTTACGGGCTTTACACGTCACTACAACCGTTTCGGGTTTCTCACGTCGCATAACAGCCGTAAGCGTTTTCAATACCTCATCTTGTTTGGCGATAAGAGCGTCCTCTTTCTCTTTCAGCCGCTTTTGAATATATTCCTGAATTTCAGGTTTCTTCAAGTTCTCATTCCCAATCGAATACGCCGTCTTTTCCGAATATCCCGCTCTTAACGCCGCTTGCGTTGCATTCAAATCAATCAAATATTCCTCACAAAACAACTTTTGCTTTTCAGTCACTCTTATCACCTCACTTTCACATTTTCTGTTTGATTACATCGTATAACCGTTTTTTGTCAACGCACGTTTAAACGCTTTGCGTTTATGTCGACACTCGCACCAATTTTTATTATCCTCGTTCCATTTGCGTATGAACTTCTTGCGTTCTCGTTTGTATCTTCGTTTTTGCCCCACTTCTTTTTTTATTTTTCATTTCAAAGTCTTTATGATTTCTTTCTCTCGTTCCGACAGCTCCCAAACATTTTCTGCAGCTTTAAGTTCTGCAGCTTTAAGTTCTGCAGCTTTAAGTTCTGCAGCTTTTTTGCCCGATATTAAATAACCGCAACCGAAAATGCCTTTTTTGAATTTTCGCTGACTATCTAAATCACGCATAAAATATCCATTTTCTCGCTTTATCGCAAAATCAACACCATATCGCGAAAGTGTATTCATTCTGCATGCTGTCAATATGTTATCAGGATAAGTATACTTAGGTAATTGTTTTTTTATTTTTCGCAAATTTTCTTTATCTGCATTTTCTAAACGCTTATATAATTTGCTACTACTTTCAATCAGATTATCTGTCATATTTGTTACAAACGATGTATTAACTTTTGCGCCGTTTTCATATGTCGCGGTATACCCTACGCAGATTATATTTGCGTGTCGTGTTAATCCAATAATAGTTAAACCCGGTGCAAACAAGAAAAATTTTATCCCTTGCGATTGATACCATTTCACTATCTGTGCCAATATTGAAAACGGCGGATTATCCACAACAATACTATCAGACATATAATTATACTTCTCGTAATCTCCACCCGGATAAAAAGGACGTACAAACTTGTTACGGTCCACTTTAAATCGTGTTGCAACATAATCCGCAACCGTTTCGTAAATATTATCGGGTGTATAACAATCATCAGTCGTTTTCTTCGGTTTAAACTTATCTTCAAATTCTTTATATTCAGTTGTATTTTCTCCGCCGTAAACATTCTCGGCTTTATTTTTAATAACGTTTAAATCCATATTTCCTCCAAACAAAAAACAGACCGCATATGATTAACACATACAATCTGCCGTTTTTTTAATATCTCCATTCCCACAAATTACACGAGATATTCACCCATCATCTCACGATGATACACTACCTTTTTACGAAAATAACGAGCGGTAAGATATAGAACACAAAATATTGCACTGTATATATGTTTTGCATTATTTTTTGTTTGCTCATTCTTTTCGCATTATAAATTATACCATAGGAAAAACGGACAAAACGGACAAGTTTAATTTTTTTTCAAAAATCTATTGACACGTTTTCTCACTGCGTCAGCCGAATTGCCACCACCCATTTTGAACGCTATCCACTGCCACGACGGCATTATCGTTCCGTCTATGTATCTGTATCGGAATATGCGACGTGTTTCACTGTCTGATATACCGGCAACAAACAATTCAATCTTGTTTTTCTGCCATTCTAATCGTTGACGTAATATAATATTATTCTCGTTCTTTTGCGTTGGCTCAACGCCCGATACAGAAATACAGTGTTTAACGTACGGGAACTCACTGTCAGAGCCTGTGACAGTTCCGTGTACTGTACTACTGTTTATTCTGTCATTTACCTCGTTCAATTCCGCTACAATACTGCGATACTGTTTTAGCTCTTCCTTTGTCAAATTAATTCCCCCTATGCTTTCTTATCCGGTACATATTCCGGACACTTTGTTATTCTATACGAATCATACGTCTTGCGGTGTACCTTTTCAGCGGTCCAACCCTCCACAGGTTGAAAGCAACTGCTCCACGAACAATCGCCACAAGCTTTCTGACACGCCCAACATAATTGTTCTTTAACCATTTTGTACCTCGTCTAATCTCTGAACATACTCGGTAAAATACCATATCAGTTCATCTTTGAATACTTCGATAGCTTCTTCGGCTTTTTGGAATGTTGAGAAATATATAGCATTCGGTCGTCTTAATTTCCGTTCTATTCCTATGTTTAATTCATTTAAACTATAATTATATGCAATACAATATTTATTGATTTTATCATTTTTCCAATCAGACACAGAAATAACCTTGTCATTTTGCGCCTGCCACTGTCTTAACTGACGGAGTAATCTGTCTGCACGAGCATTGTTCTCGGAAATTATCTTGTCACTGTAATAGTTTCCTGTGCTATAACATTGCTTATCACCTTGGTCATTATCTTCTGTGACTCTCATTATATTATTGTATATATCGACAAGATAATACACGTCATCTTTTTTAACCCTCTCATAGCCTGTTCGGCTTCGTTCCTCAAGCAATCCCAACTTTTTTAACTGCTCAACCAGTCCCAACTCTTTCAGCTGTCCTTCCGATATTTCAGCTTGAATGCTTTTATCGTTCATTTTCAACTCTACTTTCATTACTGTTCCTCCTTAATTTTATTTCGCCTCAATACTCACGCCCTCGTGCGTGTGCCAATACAATTTGTAATGATATGGGTCTGTATGTG